CCCCTGCAGCGAACCGAAAGCTGCCAGACGAAACAGCCCCCCAAAGGAGACACCCGAAGACGGGCGAATCCCACACTCGCTTTCCTGAAGGGAGGGAGAGGTCTAATTAAAGACCTCGCTCCCGTCAGGGGGTGCGAGTCCAACCCTTCTCGACCCGCGCAGAGCGCGGGGGAATCAGGGTTGATGGATCTCCGTAATGCACAGGGGAGATTACGCTTCGGCGTAACCTCTCGTACCCTTCGGCGAAGGGCACTCGAGCGGTACCTACCTTGTAGGTAAATACCTCTTCCCTGTGCAAGAAACGGTTCCACCTCTTCTTAAAGGGCTTTCGGCCATTTAAGAGTGAAAACTCTCCGGTATTATTACCGGTCAAGAGAGGAGCTACTTTATATAGCTCTTCACTTATTAGAGTTGCCGTGAGGTGGTAGCATCTCTCTTCGAAGCCGTTGCTAACGGCGACGAAATTCGCGAGACCATCGACCTGTTTCCAGCTAGACGGGAAGGCATGCTTAATCCTGACGGGCGACACGTCGTAACCATCGTACGCGTCGTAACCACAGGACTCGCGAAACCTTCCAGTGTGATAACTCTTAACCCTGTTGACGACTAGTCCACAGGATTCGAGCATTTCACACACAGGTCCATACATCTCGTTTGGTACGATTATATCGTCTCCAAACACTGATGCGGTGGACCTGGGGAGACGGTTGCTGCGCCCATGTAGGGCACACACCGCGCGGGATAGAGACCAAAATACAATGGTCTCAATGGGGAAGCATATAGCACTCCCCATCGGAGCAAACTTCAGCGTGGGAATTATTTTCCCAGTAGGAAGTTTGATCCTCACCGAACGGAGGGCTCGTAGCCAAGGTTCGAACCATTTCGGAAATAGGTTCAAAACCAGGGCAAGCGAGACACGATCGGAGGCCTCCTTAAGATCAAGTGTAGCCCATTCTGAGGTAATTGAACCCTCAGCGGCAAGCACTTGATTTCGGGATTGGTCTCTCATCGACAACTCTACAACCCAAGGCGACTCCTCGATAATTTGATCGAGAATTTGGAATGCCCATTGCTGGAGATACTGCATCTCCAAGGGCTCTTCACAAATGAGTCGCGGTCCACGGCTGTCTTTTGGGACAGCTACGAGGAGGGAAGTAGGGTGAGGGTCAATGATAAGACTCCGAAGCATGTGATTCGCTTCGTCGGAGCAAAT